TGAAGTCGAACAATTTAAAGACTATTACCTCTCAACTGGAGGAGCTTACGCTAACTGGAATGTCAAATTCAGAGCGTGGTGCAGACAGAATGCAAAGTGGAATAGAGAAAGAAATACTAGAATCAATACCGAAACTGTTTCGGAACAAAGAAACCGTATGTCTGGAATCATTGACCAGAGAAATGGAAAAACAAATACAGAAGAGAAGCATAATAAAATTAGAATACAACGTCGACATATCAAGAGTGTTTCTTGAAATGAAAAAGTTATTGACTGATAAATCAGACGGACATATTGCGTTGTGTTTACAGACTTTAGCTGAAACATTTCAAGTGAAGATACCTACAGATTTAGGATTGCATATGTACTTTGAAGTGCTTAATAAATATCCAAACTTTATTATGTCTGACGTTATGAAAGATGTCGTAGCTAATTACAAGTATGCAAGATTACCAATACCAAGTGAGTTTGTTAAGAAGTGTGAACCAATATGTAAACAACATATCACATGGTACATGTCTAAACTACAGGTCGTCTGCACATATGAGAATCATCTGGTCAATGGGTTTCCAGAAAATAAATATTTAAAGGAGTACAACAATGGATAGAACAAAAGGCATTGGTGGGTCAGACGCTAGCAAAATTTTCAATGGCGACTGGCTCGACTTAAACAGAATCAAACGTGGCATAAATGAACCTGAAGATTTGTCATGGGTTGTACCTGTACAGATTGGTATCGCTACAGAAAAACTAAACCTAGATTTTATGGCACATGATTTAGGAGTTACATACAAACAATCAATTGATCTTCCACAACATGAGTTTATGACTGGGCAAATGGACGCCATAACAAACGGCGGCATACCTGTCGAGTGTAAACATACCCATGATAGACGTGATATTTATTCTATTGCAGAACAATACTATGCACAACTAAGTCATTACATGATGTTGTTCAATCATACAGTAGAGAATGGCACACACCCATTAGCTAAAAAGAAGATTGACTACATGATATTAAGTGTAATTTTTGGTAATGCAAAGCATGAATCAATGACAGTAGATATTGATACTGCATTTTGTAATGAGCTTTACAAAAGAGAAAAAGCTTTTTGGTACTACGTAGAAAAAGATGAAGACCCAACAGGGTTTGATATCTTTGATGACAACACACCAAAAAATATTATATTAAATGGCATGAGAACTATTGACTATACAGAAAACAAACAATGGGAATCAGTAGCTAGAGAATATAAGAAATGTAAGCAGCGTGTAAAAGAAATAGAACTTAGCACACCAGAGTACAGAAAAACAAAAGAACTCAACGATGAGCTAAAGTCTATGATTGAAAACGATGTAAGGAAAGTAACTGGTCATGGTATATCAGCTACTAGAAACAAAAGAAACTCAATAGTGATAACTATTGATAAATAAATGTTAGGAGTATAATAATATGAGTAATCAAAATATTGAAAATATCATACTTGAACAGGTCAATCAACTGATAGATCAAGTAGACGCAAAAAGAAAAAGTAGTGGCGTTGACTTTCGTGGAAAGAAATATTCTATGGTTGTCGATAGAATAGCAACTTTTAGAAAATCATTTGGTTGGGAGTATGGCATTGAAACCAGAGTAATCTCAGAACTAACTGGCGAAAACATGGTAGCTGTTGGTTGTCATGTCAAAAATTCAGAGGGTAGAATCGTTGGTAGTGGTCTTGCTTATGAGCATAAAGACAACGGACCTGTAAATAAAACATCAGCTTTGGAAAACTGCGAGACATCAGCAATAGGTAGAGCGTTAGCTTCTATGGGGTTAGCTGGTGGAGAGTATGCTTCTGGAGATGAAATTAATTTGATAGATGATAAAGACCATGCCCTTTGGAGAGATGAGTTTCCTCTTGGTCTAATGAGTGTACTAACTACTACGGAAGTTATGAACGACAAAGAGTTCATGAAGTTCAGCAATGACGGACACCAGAAGATATGGTTCTGCAAATACTTAGGCGAAAAAGAAAAGGAACATTACATAAATGTTGCAGAAAAAAGAAAAGAAAAACTAATCAAACAACAGGAGAAAAAATGAAGATAAGCAAAAGCATAACAATGCAAGACAGTAACTATAAAAACAAATCATATGTAATAAACTTTAAATACAGAGATGAAGATTGGGCTATTGTAGACGCACATTTTACATACGATACAATTTATATAGAACAATTAGAAAGATTAGAAACTGATTGGGACAACGACCCAATGTTAACTATTGTTCATTTAGAAAGTAAAACTTCATATCATGTGTTCATTGATGATGTAGAGGTTTACGATAATCATTATGTAAACACAGATAATTTAATTGATTGTTTATTGACAAAATTGAAAGATGAATGCTTTCAACATGTTGTATTAAATGTAGTAAAAAAGGAGGAAAGTAAATGAGCTACGCTAAAATAATATTGAGTGGAAACATGGGCAAAGGCGCCGAGTATAAAGAAACTAAGTCAGGTACTGGTTATCTAAAGTTTAGTATTGCAGTCAATCAATGGGACAGTAGTGCTAAAGAAGAGAAACCCTCATGGTTTAATTGTCAAATGTGGGACAACAAACAAGGTAATAGACTTGATAGAATCAGACCCTATCTGGAGGGCGAATCTAACAAAGGTAAGAAACTTGTAATAGACGGAACACCTAGTATCTGGCAAGACAAAGAGGGTAATAACGTATTGACTGTCAAAGTAATTGAAATAGATTTTGGTCCAAAAGATCAAACTAAAGAAGTCAAACAAGTTACTGAAAGTATCAATGAAGTATTTAATGGAGAGGAGCCACCGTTCTAATGATAGAAATTAATGGAAAATGGCTTACGGAAAATCAAAACAAAGTATTGCTATTTGTTAATGAATACATTGACAAGCACGGCTTTAGTCCAACAGTACTTGAAGTAGCCAAACATATGGATTTTAGATACAGAAGTCAGGCACAAATTGTTATAGAAAGATTGTGTCATTATGGTTTTCTAACAAAGAACAAAGACTTTAGTGTAAGAAATCTAGAAAAAGTTGAATAAAAAGAAAGAAATGCAAAACGTTTACAGACGCCAATCAGAGCATGGTTGTGTAGTCTGTAGGCGTTATAGTCTAACGCAGAAAACAAGGACAGAAATACACCATTTAAGGGCTTCTATGGGCATGTCTCAGCGTAATGTAAAATGTATACCACTATGTACCGAACATCATAGGGGTAATACAGGTTTCCATGGTATGGGTAGGCGTAGTTTTGAAAAGATGTTTTGCTCTGAATTAGAACTATTGAAATGGTATGAGCAAGAGACAGGCGACGTCGTTGACTGGACTATTTTTGAAAAGTAATAATCAAATATTATCTTAAAGGGTTGTCTGACCTAGCTTTAATCTCATCTACTTTAGCTTTCAATACTGCTATTTCTGCTTTGTTGATAGCTATATCCTGTTCCAGAGGTTTGATGTCCGGCGCAGACCGTGATTCAACTACATCAAGTCTTGTTATTAATTGCCCTTGGTAAACGAACAGCCCAGCTATCGTAATCACCAGTCCTATGCCAGTAGCTATAGTTTTAATATCCACGTATTCTCCTTAAATGTTCTTCGGCTCTTATCCTTTCGTCAGTAGCTTCTTGAACTTTCTCTTGATATCTCTGTACGACGTCTTGATCGCCATAAGAAATGTCTGCATATATATCTCTAGTATCAATATAGTTTCTGGTTTCAAAGTATTCTCCACCGTCTATCTGCAATTGTTCATTAAATATATTCTTGTTTACATTAGAGTAATTGTCAAGGTTGTGGTTAGTTTGCATAGTTTTTGCCACAATAATTGACGTAGCAACTAACCTCTGGTCTACCCTTTTTATTGTTTCGTTTACCTTTTTTCTTATTTCTTCTATCGTAATAACTCTATTATTTCCTCCAGAAACTGTTTCATTCCTGCTTTCTTCCACCTCTTGATTTCCGCTTTCGATATTTTCTTCTGCTCCAGCAGTAGTTTCATTTCCAACATCTGAATCTCTATCTGCTGTTGCTTCTCTTTCTCCGTCAACTTCATTACGTTCACTATCTATTTCTTCAGATACGATAAGAGTTTCTGCTTCAGGTTGTCCAGATGAATTTTGATCTTCATTTGAAACTTCTTCAACAACGGAAGTGGTGTCGTCGTTGACAATTGTGGTTTCGTT